TATCTTGAAATTTATTACGCGTTCTTTTAAATTTATTACGCGTTCTTTGAATTTTTTCAGTTAAAGTAATTTTTTCATCAGTTTCGTTACTCGTGTTATTATTTCCATTATTATTATTCGAATTGTTAGAATTGGAATTTAATTCTAATTTTTTATTTTTATATTTTTTATTTAATTTTTGTTTCCAAACTTTACTAATTTTAGATTTTTTATACCTTCTATGAATATTTTCAAGTTGATTTAAATTTGATACACTGTTTAATTCAGTGCTGTATCCTCGATAAATTTTAGTAACTGTTTCATTTTTTATCCTTTGAATTTCAGTTTCAGTTTCAATTTTTTTCTGTTTAGCGATGGCTTTACCAATAGCGGCTTCATTTTTTCTCCTTTGAGCATTAGCTTTAGCAGCTTCAGCTTCATTTTTCTTCTTAGCATTTTTTTCGACTTTTCTTTGAGCATTTTCTTCGGCTTTTCTCCGAGCATTTTCTTCGGCTTTTCTCCGAGCATTGGCTTTAGCTGCTTCAGCTTCATTTTTCTTCCTAGAATTTTCTTCGGCTTTTCTTTGAGCATTGGCTTTAGCGGCTTCAGCTTCGTTTTTCTGTGTCAAAAGTTCGTTTATTTTTCCTATAACTTGTACTTCTGTTTTGAAACCACTTTTACCAGATTCTAAATTATTCAATACACGATTTACTATATTTCTATTCTTATCATTATTAAATTGATTACGAACACTATTACTAATTTTTATTATATTTATACGATTTTGTATTGCTTTGTTAGCATTATTAAGAGTAGGAAACTTACTTTTTCCAAAAAAACCTGATTTTGTATTATTTTGATAGTTTCGAATTATTAGAACAACGCTTTTATCACGTAAATATTCTCTATACTTATTTTTTAAAGTTTCGGCTTGATTATACCTTTTATTAAATAGTCGTTTTTTTACATTATTTTTAGATGTTTTTTTATTAAGTGTGTTTTTAACATTATTACTATTCCTAGTTTCGGGTGTGTTATTATAACTACTGACTCCAGTTTTGGGCGTTTTTTTAACATTATTACTATTCCCAGTTTCGGGTGTGTTATTATAACTACTGACTCCAGTTTCGGGCGTTTTTTTAGAACTAGGTGGTGTTCTTTTAAATAAACCCCATGGTATAATTTTACTACTAGGAGTAAACCCAGTTATTTCGTTGTATATTCTTTTTTTTGATATTTTCATGAGATATTCCCAATACTTATCAAATTCTCTATTTGTTAAATTAGAGTATCCATCTTTTTCTATTTGTTCTTTAAATTTTTCTTTACCTCTTCTTACAACACGCCTTATTTTAGATAATCTCTCGAATTCATCTTGTTCATCGTTTGTTTTTTCACCAAAAAGAGCGCGGTTTAGTTTATTAAACTGAGTTTTCATCGTATTTTTTTCTACATTAACGTAAGGTCCCGATGTTCTTTTTAAAAAAAATGGTCTTTTTTTAGAAAACTTCGGAGATCTATTTTCATTTCGTTCGTTATTCACATTATTTTCATTTCGTTCGTTATTGTTTCTTCTACCATCTCGATTCACATTATTTTCATTTCGTTCGTTATTGTTTCTTCTACCATCTCGATTCACATTATTTTCATTTCGTTCGTTATTGTTTCTTCTACCACCTCTATTCACATTGTTTTCATTTCGTTCGTTATTGTTTCTTCTACCACCTCTATTCACATTGTTTTCATTTCGTTCGTTATCAACACTGTTTATACTCTCTCTTATAATTTTCGTTTTCTGAGTAGAGTGAAACTTTATAGGTTCGTAAACTTTTAAAGCGTGTAAACGTCTACCTATTATTCCTATAAGCTGTGCCTTTGTAAGTTTTTTATCGGCATGTCTCGCTACACCTACTTTCTTAGCTATACGTCTAATAGATGTAACTTTAGTAGAAGAACTAAAAAGTTTATCGAAATCCGACATAGTTAAAGGTGATTTTCTATCCATCATGTGAGTCCTGTCGCGACTTAAAACTAAAGGTGGTAACGGTAATTTTCCATCCTGTATACTCGAATACACATCACATATTTCGTTTCTAGAAAGTTTTAAATCTATACCTAACTTTTGTTTGAGGAGCGTCTTGAGGTCTGCTGAATTCACTCCTGGATCACACGCGTCCATATTGATATAAACCAACAAAAAAGTTTATAGCGATATGCCTTTCAAATATAATTTCATTTTTTCTTCATATGTCATGTTAAACTTAAAAACGTCTACCTGACCTATATCTACGTCAACAATTTTACTGTTTTTTATAACGTTTTGTTTTCTATTATTTAACGTAGAAGCAACGAGCGCTTCTGCGAACTGTTTTGGATTTTTTATATCTTCTATGAATTGATTTTCCATTTTCATTCTAATACAAAGTATTTTGTCTGGTTTTTTATCTAAAAAAGGTGTAGTGGGTAAAGTTTCAAGTGTACCACCATCCACGTAAACCAAACCTTCGTAACGGTACGATGAAAATATGAGTGGTATTGCTATACTCATACACAAGGCATCTATTACTTTCATATTTGGGTGTGTATCCTTTGAAAAATATACAGTTTTAGATGTATTCACACAAAAAGCAGATATGTATATTTTTTTATCTATATCCGAAAATGTCGGATCACACTCAAAAACGTCCACAAATTTTTGACGTATTGGTTTTAAGTCTACTAAGCCATATTCATTTAAAAAACACTTCAAATTTAATTTCACAAGTTCTTTACCATTAATCAGGGCTAATTTATAGACAATATCATCTATTGAAAATCCTAAAGATAAAAATAAAATTATTATGGCACCCGCAGATGCCCCTGAATATTCTTTTATGTGTTTTAAAGAAGGTTCTATAGTTTTGAGGTACCCAAGCATAGAAAATATACCCATGGCACCTGGACCAACAACGAGATACTCGAACATTTCATCGTTTAATAGTACTGAGGAAATTGCTTTCTCAAAAGAGCGAAGACGAGTGCAAAGACGATCGTATGAACAACCGCCGAAGATGGACTGGTTTGACCCGAGGTAAAGAGACCCTTGGAACCAGCTGGGATTGTTAAGAGTATACCTGGGCTGAGAATAATGAACAGGGAAGTGGTGACGATGAGATCGGTTTTCGTAAGAACGATACCCAAGGCCTTTGCAATCAAAGAAAATGCAAGAAAAAAGACGAGTGCGTGGAACAATACTTCGTTTCTCCCAGTTAAACCGTCTCTGAAAGAGACCTTGGTTCCATTTGTTCTGAGAAGAACACCTGGACTGAGAAGTAAAAAAAGCGATGCTGGTAAAGAAACTTTTTGAGACGTAATATCTGGAAGCATGTTTGTATATATTTATATTACATATTAATCTAAGACCATTATTTAGAATTATAAAAACAAAATTCGACAAAGTCGTCATAGTTTGCAAAGTTTAAAATGCGGTGTGATAGAACCGCATCGTATAGGTACTGTTGTAGTATCCCCCACATATATCGGAGTTCTTCCTGATACTCTAATTCCCAGTCGTTTATATGTAAAGGTTCGTCTATATTAACTTCTTCTTCGTAATCGCTATATTCAGCGTCATTGCCATGTGTAGCTTCGTAAACGTATTGATTCCAAACCATTATTCTTGTTTCTTATCTTTCAAACCAGTGAGTGAAAGTGAAGTAGATTCTTTTGTTGGTAAACTATCGAGTATAACCTTTAAGGCACTTTCAGCTTGTTTTTCGTTACCATTGAAAAAAGTAACCAAACCTTCTTTAACAGAGGTTTTATTTAAACCCTGTTTCCTGGAACTTTTTTTAACCGAAATTTTACCCTTTTTCAAATTAATAACGTCAAGACCGTTATCGGTCATGAGTTTTTTGACTTGCATTTTTAAAGATTTTTCAGCCTGAACTAAAATCTTTATATCTTCTCTGGCTTCTGTAATTTGCTTGTTAAGTTCAACCAACTTAGAGACGCTGTTAGAAAGTTCGTCCGATGGAGAGCTGGACATGTTTTATATTATAAACTATTCCTATATTCTTTAAATGTCTATTTAACACAATGGTCTTCTCATAGTATCTGGTACTATTGTCGAATTATTCCAAACAAATGGTTCCTTGGAGTTTGGTGGATCGGCACGAACTTGTTGATTCGCGTTTCTCAAAGCACCACCAACGGTCTCTGGGAAACCAATTTGGGCGCGTGGTTCGAGGAAGTTTTGACCAGCAAGTATGTCTTCTGGAGCAAACTCACCAAAATCCTCTTGGGACGCGACTTCTCTTGGGAGAAGGGAAGACGCAAGACCCGTACCCACCTTCATTTCACAGCCACCTGATGGCTTGGAATCTCTCATTGGTTTTAGACTTGGACTTGGAGCTGGTTTATCTTCACCCATTCCGACTGGAGCATACATACGTTCTTGTACCGTGTAAGTAGAAGTTTTGCAACTGTTCAATATTAACAGGAGGGCGATAACAACTGCTGTGGCGATAAGTAAATTTTTTCTACTAAACGATTTTCTCATCTTCATCATCTTTATATATAATAAATAATTTTTTTTATTTGGAAACACTATCTTCAAACATACATTCTTCTGGATAAGATTCAACTTCACATTCAGGTTCCTCTTCTGTATTTTTTGTATCTTCATGGATTTTTACCTGAACAAGATTCCATGACGACCCAAAATGTGATCTTGCAAACCAAAGACCCGAAAATTCTACAAAAACAGAGCATGTTACACCTGGTGATAATGTTTCAATGTCGACGAGTTCCTTGTTCGCATTAAAAACTCTAGAAGCTTCGATTTTTTCCGCTGTAACAACATCGTCTTTAATATATGCTTTAGTGATTGTTTTTTCTGTAAGTTCTTTACCAAACCACTCTTTACTATTTTCCAATGCGGACTGAATGTTTGTTAAATGTACTGCTTCAACTTTAGCGATATTATCGTCGCCTGAAAGTTCAAATGAAATATCTTCTCCATCAACTTCGAGAACTTTAACATCGGTTAATTGCACAAAGCATTTTTTCTTTTCATCTGTGTACGCTCTAACGTGACGCATACCATCATCTGTTTTAAAGGGTGTGTCGTAAATCATTTTATATATTGTTTTGGTTTCATTTCTTTAAACCAATAAAAGGTATCATAGCCGATTTTTCGAGTATAGGTTTTGGAACCCAATGGTCACGTATAGGTTTGAATCCGTATAGGGTTTCTTCCATATTAACGTTACGTATAGTAGAAGGTAAAGGTTTTGCTTTTACTGGCCTGAAATTTAATTCGTTTCTGATATAGTTTGTATTATTCATTCTTGATGTCCAATTCATTTTTTCTAAATTGAACATTTGATTTGATTGTGTTTTAAGGTATCCTGGTGGTGTCTTTAAATTTTTGTTCGTTGATTTAAGACCATAAAACAAGTGTTTACTCAGTTTATCTTTAGATGGTGTTGTTGTGGATAATTTATATCTTTTAGGATTCACATCAGTCGCTTTTTTCATTACTCGCGGTCCAACTTTTGTATATTTACGAAACGTATGAGCAGGTTTACCGAGTTTTACACCGACTTTTTTAGCAATCGTATCAATAGTATCTGTTACTGAAATTTTCTTCTTTGTTATTTTTCGTGCTAATGCTAACATTCTTTTACGATCTTTATCCCTTTTCCCCGGTCTGAGACCCATCTTTTGCATCATGTATATATCTTCTATGAGATAGTGTACTGTTGGTACTTGTAAATACTTATATTTTTTATAGTATGTTAAGTTTTTATTACGATTAACAAACCCTACTAATGAGCCATTTGTAATATTTTTCTTAGCAACATTGTACCCGAGTTGTTTAGGACGCATAAATGCTATATCAAGAATACCACCAAAATTCTGATCTTCGAGTTTACCTGATTTTATATTAAACACACGAAACTTCATGTCTAAAGTAAAAAGTTCTACATCTATGAGTACATTCGCTACATTTTTTATATTTTTACGTTTAGGCATTAATGTATACCTTCTTGTTACGTGGAACCCTTCGGATTTTTTAGACGTAGCAGAAGTGAGTCCTATAAACCGAGCAATTTTATACCCCCAGTTTGTCCTAAAATTTTCTTCTTCTGAATAATTCTTTGCTTTTTCATTAAAATACTGATCCGTTTCTCTAAGAACTATGTCTATGAGCTTATAATTATCACGTTGTGCTATTTCACCCAGTTTATTCCACAACAAAAGTTTAATGGCTTGTAATTTACCAAAATACTTATCGTCCGGTTTCATTTTTGGTACAAACTTAGTATCAATATCAGTCGTTACGACTTTTTCATCCGTGTATAGGTAAAAATTTGTTGCTTCACCCCCACTTATTATTAAGTCCCCCATTGGTTTTAAAAACTTCGTAAGTTCGTCAATTATACCATACATTGAAGGTCGAATAGATTCTGTAACAAGTACTTTAGCGACATCTTCAAACGTTTCATTAGGATATAACCTTTTTACACGCGCCCTAAATTTTTTTACATTATCCTGACTATACTTATCAGAAATGTACTTGTACAAAGTTTTATCACCGAAACACACTTTCTTCTTTACCCATTCATTTATAGTTCTTTTTTCGTAATCACTAAACAATGGAAAAAAATTATTAGGTAATTTTTTAACAATTTTTTCATTACTATTTACCATTATTATAATGTACATATAAAAAAATAACAAGCTCCTTATAAATATAAAAAGGACTTAAAGATACTACGTTTAATATAGATATAAAAATGTCTATTGAATCTGTACTTGAAGAAATCACCGCGCTCCGTTCTGAAATTAAGTCTTTAACAAAACTTGTTAGAAAGATTAAGAATAAACAAGACGACCCAAACGGTGAAAAAGCTGCGGCTAGAGCTAAGAATAATGGTTTTAACCGAAAACAAGAAGTTTCCGAAAAACTTAGAAACTTTCTCGGTTTAGCTGAAGGTGAACTTATTTCTAGAAGCGCTGTAACAAAAGCCATAAACAAATATGTTACCGAAAAAGGATTGAAACATCCAGATAACGGTAGAGTTCTTGTTCTCGACGACAATCTTAAGGATCTTCTTCAACCACCCGCTGACGTACAAATTACTTTCTTAAATCTTCAAAAGTATCTCAGTCCGCACTACGTTCAACCTAAGTAACTTAAAAAAATAATAACAACATATAATAACAAATAAACATGATTATCGACAGGTCAACTGTTGAGACCCTTGTTGGTACAAAGATATCAAACATAGATTTGTACCAAAAAGCATTTAGACACAAATCTGCACTAAAAGAAGACGAAACTCTTGATGGTTCTTTTGAAACGCTTGAGTTTATAGGTGATTCCGTGTTAGGTTTTGTAATTACTAAATTTTTATTCGACAGGTACGAAAACAAACAAGAAGGTTTCTTGACCAAAGCAAGAACGAAACTCGTTCGTGGTGAAACTCTTGCTAACATAGCAACCAAACTCGAACTCTATAAATGGGTTCAAATGGACGAAAAAGGTATGCGTAATGAATGGAACAAAAATCCTAAAATTCTTGAAGACGTATTCGAGTCTCTTGTAGGAGCAATTTATATGGATCTAGGTTTACTTCATGCGAAACAGTTTATTTTAAACATATACAATAATCCAAATTATGTAAACATGAATTGTATAATGATCGATGATAATTTTAAAGATCACCTCATGAGGTATTGCCAAACAAATAATCTCAATTTACCAGATTATCGTGTAATATCACACGAAAATGGTATTTTTTACATAGATGTGTATGTCGATAGTACATTTCTCGGAAGAGGGTGGGCAAAAAATAAAAAACAGGCCGAACAATATGCGGCACGAAGTTTTTTCTATCCACCACACCTAAACTACTTAAACAATAAAAACGCTAATTATCTAAAATAATGTTAAAAAACTATTTACTCGTAGCGGGTGGTTTTGTAAGTACTATAATAGTACTAAAATTGTTTTTTAAAAAACCACCACCTCCAAACGTCACTTACGAAATCTCATCAAACTTGGAAGAAGACGATTCAGAAAATATGAGCATGAGCACAATAGACGAAAATTTACCTAAACTTTGGGCCATGAAAAAAGAAGAACTCATTGATGAGTGTTTGAGAAGAAATATAGCGTGTTTGGGAACCGTTCGTGTTTTGAGAGAAAGATTACGCGTAGCTCGCGAAGAAGATGCTTAAAAACGTGAAAAGTTTATATTTTAGCATGCACCCAAATGTAAAAAAATGGCTCGAGTTTGAATATGCACCACAGAAATCACAAGAATGGTTGGATTTGCGTATGCGTATGCTTACGGCATCTGACGCTGCATCTGCTATTGGTGTAAACAAATACGAAACACCTGACCAACTTCTACTACGAAAGTGTGGAAAGGGACCAAAGTTTGAAGGTAACGAAGCAACGAGACACGGTGAAAAGTACGAAGACGAGGCTCGAATTCTTTATGAACAAAGACATAACGAAGTCGTACACGAACTTGGTTTGTGTCCACACCCCAAGTATTCGTTCTTAGGAGGATCACCAGATGGCGTTTCCGAATCGGGTAAACTCGTCGAAATCAAGTGTCCCATGATGCGTGAAATAAAACCAGAAGTACCAGAACACTACATGCCACAACTCCAACTGTGTATGGAAATCCTCGATCTCGAGGAAGCCGACTTTATTCAGTATAAACCAGCCGACTTTAATTGGCCCAAACCCGAAGAGTTCGTCGTCGTTAACGTCAAAAGAGATCGTGGGTGGTTTGAAAAATATTTACCCGTCATGGAAGCGTTTTGGAATAAAGTACTGTATCACAGAGAACATGGTATAGAAGAGCCAGTTAAAAAAACCAGAAAAAAGAAAGAACTTATCAGACCAGAGTGTCCCATTTTCACGGATTCCGACGACGATTATTTTGAAGAGTAATATAAAAGTGTATGAATGAAACTTAACAGGGTTGCAAGGGTGTCGTATGTAATAGGTAAAAGAACCATAAAACTAAGAACGAACAAGTTCAGAACCGCATCGACGAGGTTTATACCGTATTGTGTCGACTTAATAAACTCAAACGATTTTAGTCCACACCACATAGAATATTATATAGATACAATAGCAAAAGCTGAGGCAATAACACTCGTTGTACAAATTGCAAGTGTTTTAATTAACATGAACCTAAAAAAATAATGTACATAATTTATAATAATGAGTAATCTAACTCCCGAAAATATAGAAAAACTTTTTTACAAAAAACCAGCTAAGAACTATAAAGAGTTTCAAAAAAAACTTAATGCTACACTGCGACGTTCACCTCGTTTAAAAACAAAAACGGTACCACGTTTAACCGAAAAACAAAAAATGGAAAGGGAACTTAAAAACGCAAAAACTATTAAACAACTAAAATCTATATATAGAACAGGTGCTAAAAAATTCCATCCAAATAAAGGTGGATCGAATAAAAATATGCAAGAATGGACTAATGCTTATAAAAAACGTGAAAAAAACCTAAGTCAAAAAAACTAATTATTTTTTTAAAGTAAAAATGATAAGTTTCGAAACGCAGTGTAACCTTGTAAAAACCAAACTCAATGGCCAACTCTACGCACCTTACCAAAAAGAAGGTGTTCAATGGATGTTGTCGATGGAGAATCAAACAGACGGTCCAAAAGGTGGTTTTTTGTGTGACGAGATGGGTCTAGGTAAAACCATTCAGACCATATCAACAATACTAGGGAATCCACAAAAAAATACACTCATAATCGTTCCAAAATCGATAGTCATGCAGTGGAAAGAAGAAATCAATAAGTTTGCCCCTTCACTTTCCGTGTTCGTGTACGATGGTCCAGATAGAACAAAAAATACAAGAGACTTATACGAACACGATATTGTTATATCAACGTATAACCTTCTCATAGAAAAAACAAAAATATTACACGGAATAATTTGGGGACGCGTCATATTAGACGAGGCACACGAAATTAGGAATGCGGAATCAGTCAAGTTTAAATCGGCACTCCAACTTAAATCTGAAATTAGGTGGTTACTCACGGGAACGCCGGTGTTTAACACCATGTATGATTTCATCAATTTGTGTACATTTCTCGGTATACCGAGATCCTATTCTCAAGGTATGACAAAAAACGTTAAAGATACGTATATTTTAAGACGTACCAAAAACGATCTCAAAGAGTTTAACGCGAACCTTGAACTTCCACCGTGTTATTTCAATAACGTCGAACTCGAAATGTTCCCCGAAGAAAAGAAACTCTACAAACACGTTTTCTTGGAGTCACAAGAACTCATACGAGAAATTTTAAAGACGACGCGTAATATTAACATGCGCAACATGCAATTTCTCGAGTGTTTGTTACGTGCACGTCAAGTCATGATTTGGCCACAAATGTACTTGGACGGTATGGCTAAAAAGTGTGAAGATGTACCGGAAATATGGAAAGGGCGTTCAAAAAAAATGGAAACGCTTCTTAACATGATATCAGAACACCCCGAGGAAAAAGCAATAGTGTTTTGTCAATTTAAAAGTGAAATGAACCATATTCGCTCAAAACTTACGTGTCCCGTTTTTCGTATAGACGGAAGTGTTTCTAAAGAAGATAGAATACACCAACTTCAGGAATTCAAACGCGCACCACAAAATAGCGTTTTTCTCATACAGATAAAGGCAGGTGGTCAGGGTCTCAATATCCAGTGCGCCTCGCGCGTTTATATCACGGCACCCTCGTGGAATCCAGCAACTGAACTCCAGGCTATAGGTAGGTGTCACCGCACGGGTCAAACGAGAAATGTACACGTTAAAAAACTCGTATACGTAGACGAACCCGAGTTTCCAAGTGTAGAAGAATCTATGATGGCACTTCAGGGACACAAGTCCCTCATAAGTGCAGAAGTACTCAACGATAAACGTCTAGAAACACAAATACCAACTCGAAACAAAACAAGTGGTTCAATATCCATAGCCGCAATTAAGAATATTTTCCGCGTATAGTATATAAATAAAATGATTGAAAAAACGTTCGGTTCGCGCGCAGAAGTTTGGCACGGTGTTGCCCTCAAGACAACAGGTGGTCTCATGAAAAAAGATCTTACCCAAGACAAATACGGAAGAATCGTATCAAAAGCTGCAAGAAAGGCAGCACTCGAACGTCTCAAAGAAGAAGGGTCCAAGCATTTGGTAAAAGTGTTCAAGCCAAAGAAATCTGGATTCAAACTTCAACCAAAAGAAGGTACAAAGGCATACAAAAAGAAAATTAAGAAAATGTTGTAATAGAATAAGAATGACACTCGCTAAATGGAACGAATCCGTTCGCGTTGCTAAAATTAAACTAGGCATGGACCCTAAATCATACGTCGCCATAAGAGGCAAACTTCTCAAAGAAGCTCAGGCCATATACCAAATTCTCATTTTAAACGAAAGTAGATCTAAACTCTAGTTAATTTAAAATAAAATATAAATATAATATAAAAAATGAACGGTAATTACATGAATCAAAATTCAAGTTTTAATATTGGTAGACACGTTTCTAAATATTGGTCTGCATATGCTTTTTTAGCTCTTATGGTAACAGCTATAGTACTCAGTACTACATATAGCAGATACGAACGCAAAAAACGCTAAACATCAATAAATTGGAATCCCTTAAGTCTCTGTGGCTCATACACTACGAGCGAGTTAAGTTTCCAACTTATTCCAAACTTTTTATTCAGGAAGTATACACTATTCATTTCAACTATAGACGTACCCGAATTTCTCGCGTATAATCCGTCCTTTATTTCGTCATATAACGCGTTCTTTTCCTCGTCGTAAACGTGTGGTTTAACCTTACCGTCAATAGTCGAATCAACTTTTACCCTAAACTTCGGTTCGCGATCAGGTGATTCCTTAACGTTCGAATTAAACATGGGTCGCAATTCTTCTACGCTCATGGGTTTACCGAAAATCGTTTCACTCTGTTCCGAAACCGATACGATAACTTTTTCCTCGAGTTCGCGAATACACGTATAAAATTTTTGAACGGAGTTACCATCCTCGTCCCATCCTTTCATCGCAAAGTCTACGTTATACTTAGTAGGACCGACCTCAGGTGTAAACCCAGAAATACCAAAAGGCATATACATGCGCGGAAATATTATTTTCATGAGTTTATCTTCGGTCGTACAAAGAGAAATCTTACGACCGTCGTAATCGGCTATTTTTAATGTATCTTTAGCGTTTATAAACTTTGCCATGTTTTATAAATGTACATGTAACGTAAACTTTAAGCTTTACTAATTTTTTCCATATATTTTTTCAAATTATTTAGTTTTTTAGACAAGTTTTCCAACTCTTTAGTTTTTTGGTACGTTTTATTGTTTTTCATTATTTGACTATATTTATAAGCTAATTCTGTATACCTTTTTCTTAAGAGTCTAAGTTCTTCTTGTAGTATGTTTTTGTATATATCGGGTGTATAGTCACCTCTTCGTGAACGTTTCATTTATATATAATATTATTTATTTTTGTCTTTTACTTCTTTGACTACTAGGTGTATTCGGGGGTGTTTTTCCTTTTTGACTATTAGGTGTATTAGGAATTCTTTTTACTTTTTTACTACTAATAGGTGTATTAGGAATTTTTTTTGGTGTAATTAACGGATTTTTTCTTTTTTTAGGTGGTGTATTTAAATTTTTAAAAAGCATTCTGGACACCTCATTTTTTTTATTTTTTTGTTGAGAATTCGTTGCTCCTTCTAAAAATTGGTTTGCTACCCTTTTTCCAAATCCAGGACTAAGAGAATTTATGAGTTTAGAAACCGCTTTTTTAACCGAACTAAATTCAGCACGTGTAGTGGGTTTACTAGGAGTAGGAAATCGAGAATTTAAAATTCTATAAGCTAAGTTTGTACTACCAACTTTTTTTTGTATAATTTCGAACGATTTTTTCCAATCTTCACCAAGTTCTTTTACCATTTTTTTAATATTTTCTGCAATTCTCTTTCTACTATTCGAGCTTATTTCACCAAAAGATTTTGCATACTCTTCAAAAATAGCTTGTAATTTTTTACTCAATTCTATTCTTCGTGGTATGTATTTTGGTAATGTATACTTATTATCATTTAAAATCGAACTCATAACTTCCTGTAAAAGTTTCTTATCTACGTATGTATCTTGGTTTTTATTCATATCGTGTAATATTGTATTTAAATAATTCAATAATTTTTTACATTTTTGGCATTCATATATAATAAGCCCATGTGGACACTCTTCGTACTGCTGTACCATTTTACTTTTAGGTTAGAAAATATTATTCAAACAATATAATATGAACATCCTGTATATAAAAATCATACAAGTACGCATTATGCGGAACACATAGCACACTCCGCCTCTAAACTGAACTGGATCGGTCGCGCCTTTGCTTTACTTCTGAGGTAATACATACCCGTTTTCAAACCCGTTTTCCACGCGTACATGTGCATGGACGAAAGTTTCGATAATGTCGGACTCTCGACGAATAAGTTCATACTTTGACTTTGGTCTATGTATACACCTCTATCCGCCGCCATATCGATGATCGTTTTTTGACTCATTTCCCATACGGTCTTATACAGTTCCTTAAGATCGTCGGGAATATCGATAATGTTTTGGACGGACCCACCCGCCTTAACCATAAGGTCTTTCATTTCCTTCGACCAAAGTCCGCGTTCTTTCAAATCGTTGACTAAGTGTTTGTTTACGACAACAAATTCACCCGCCAGTGTTCGTCTGAGATAAATGTTGGTCGTGTATGGTTCAAAACACTCATTGTTCCCCAAAATCTGGGACGTCGAGGCGGTAGGCATGGGTGCAAGTAACAAACTGTTTCGCGTACCCTTTTTGACGAGTTCACGCATGGCATTCCAATCGTATCGACCACTAAACTTCGGGTCACGATCCCACATGTCGAATTGGAGAATACCTTGACTGAACGGCGACCCCTTAAACGTTTCGTACGTTCCGTACATTTCGGCGAGTTCACACGATGATTCAAGTGCCGCGTGATATATGGTTTCGAATATGTCGCGGTTCAGTTTTCGCGATTCTTCGGAACCAAAACTCATACGAAGCATGATAAATACATCGGCAAGACCTTGAACACCTATACCTATAGGTCGGTGACGCATATTCGAACGTTCCCCGTTTTCGGTCGGGTAAAAGTTTTTATCGATAACCTTATTCAGATTTCGTGTAACCATTTTCGTGACACGGTGTAACTCTTCGTGATTGAACTCTTTTTTCTCAATGTCGACATATTTTGGTAACGCGATGGATGCAAGATTACACACGGCAGTTTCGTCTTTGTCCGTGTACTCTAAAATTTCAGTACACAAGTTAGACGATTTAATCGTACCAATGTGTTTATGGTTCGACTTTTCATTACACGCGTCTTTGTAAAGCATATATGGGGTTCCCGTTTCACTTTGTGATTTAATAATCGCTTTCCAAACCTCGGATGCGGGTACAACTTTCCTCGCGAGTCCCTCTGTTTCGTATTTCTCATACAAGTCCTCGAACTCTTTACCATACACGTCCGAAAGACCCTTTGCCTGATCGGGACAGAACAGAGACCAATTCCCACCGGATTCGACGCGTTTCATGAACAGATCCGGAATCCACATTGCCGAAAACAGGTCGCGACACCGCGCCTCTTCGTCACCTTGGTTCAAACGAATATCAAGGAAATCGAGTATATCGGCGTGCCATGGTTCCAAGTATACGGCGATGGACCCTTTTCGACGCCCAGCTTGGTTCACGTACCTTGCAGTCGAGTTATACACCCTAAGCATGGGGATAATCCCATCGGAGGTCCCGTTCGTACCTCGAATGTGTGATTTATTCGCACGAACATCGTGAATATGTAAACCAATACCACCCGCCCATTTACTTATACGCGCACACTCTTTCACTGTATCATAAATCCCGTCAATGCTATCTTCCTTATTTGCGATCAAAAAGCACGAACTCATTTGTGGTCTGGGTGTTCCTGCATTGAACAGAGTTGGTGTGGCATGAATGAACAAACCTTTGGAAAGTGCATCGTACGTTTCCAGGACACGTTCGGTATCGTGACCGTGAATACCAATGGCAACACGCATGTACATGTACTGAGGCGTTTCGATAATTTCACCATCGATCTTCTGGAGGTACCCCTTTTCGAGCGTTTTAAGACCGAAATACCCGAAATCGTAATCGCGTTCGGGTTTAATATCGTCTTTAACCTTTGCCGAAACCTCGAGAACTTCGTGGGTTACAATACCCGTCTTGTGAAGCTTACGCATGGCAATGTGAAAATTATTTGCAGCCCGTTTTTGTATGTTACTCGCCGTGATACGCGTTGCCAAAATTTCATAATCAGGGTCGGACGTGATCATCCCAATACATATCTCAGCAGAGAGTGTATCTATTTCGTGTGTATTTATACCATCATAAATAGATGAAAACACTTGCTGAGCAACCTTAGAAACGTCTACTGTATCTGATAATCCGTACGTGAGTTTTGATATCCTGTTGGTGACGTTGTCAAACTTTACGTCTTCAACACGACCGGAACGTTTTGTGACCCTCATTATTTTAATTTTATTACTTTTTATTTTTTTAAACTATTTGCACGAGTGTTTGAAATCAGAACTTCTTACCGTCACTGGACCTTTCGTTTCAAATAAACGGTTGGGCTGGAGAAGAAACGAGTTAACATAAAATTTACCTTTAGCGTCACCAACCTTGGCAACTGGTGCATACGACCCAACGAAACACTCTGGTGGTTGACATACTGGTCTTTCATAATTACACGGTTTTGTCATATACGATTTATCAAAATCGGCGAGTACTAACATTTATATTTACCGATACTTTTTTTCCAGGACTATATTAAATGTGCGACGCTCTTCACATAAATTCACTCAAACAGTGTCCAACACCACTGAACAAACTATTCTTTTCGGAGTTTAATATGAACGTTCTCCAGCGTGGTATTCGTCAGAAGTTTAAGGATAAAACGGGTATTGCTATAGATTACCAAAACCCAAACGATTTATATGCAATCATGCGCGTTGTTTTTATAAACAATTCGGGTGATCATAACACGAACGTTCAAGAACAAGTCAGGTATATGAACGGTATTGTCGTGAATACCGCCATTGGTCAGATTCAGTCTGGGGTTTCTCAGTATATGGGATACGTCCACGATGTAGATAGAGGTCTCCAACCCATGGAAAGACCCATGAGTACATCAACCTACGGTAACAAATTCGGTAAAAACGAACAAATTGGGTTATAATATACTATAATTAACGTGTACATACCATTAATTATAATACAAGTTTTTGTACTATAATTGATTATAATCGTCGTTTAAATTTCATTTTTTAATATTATACGTTTCCATATTACTCCCATCACTACCCATATCACTGCTTTCTTGGCCAGCGCCTTCTTCTACTACTTCTACACGATCAGTTTTCATTTTAGATGATATATCATCTCTTGTATTATCATTGCTTGTATAAGATATGGATATACCATCATCTGGCATTGAAATACCTTCACTTACCATAGTAACAACCGTACCTAATAACATATCTGAAACGAAAGTATTTATACCTGGTGTTATTACCATTTTGTATTTTTTTGTTGATTCTAAACCAGTAGTAGTATCTGTTTCTTTTTCTGTTGTATGAATTTCTAATTTATTATCGGTGTTTAAATTAAATTCTAACCCTTTTACGGATAAGTAAGTATCAATTTTTCCCTTATTATTTATATAATCATCATAAATCTGTTTTTCTAATCTTACATTTTGGTCATTCACATACCCAGTTACTTTACCTTCCGCATCCTTAACTTCTTTATATATACACGCGTACGGTTTATCCTCGTCTGTTAAATTACATTTACCTTCACTAAAAATAGCATCACCAGAATCACCATTATCATTATAAGAATACATGACAGCCTTTTGATTTTGATTAGCATATTCAAATCCAGCTGATTCACACCAACCACCTGTTCTGGTATCAGTAGTAGTATCTAATACACCCCATAAATCAGTATTCAGATTATTGAATTCATCCATGGTGATTGATGTCTCATCAACATAATATCCTGAGGCTATATATTCATCCTCAGTATCATAGGTCGGATATTCTTTACACGGTGTTAGTGTTCCTTCCACCGTATATGAACTAATACCACCTGGAAATAAAACACCCTCATCTGTTATTTCAACTTCATTCTCTGCTGGTGCTGGTGCTGGTGCTGGTGCTGGTGCTGGTGCTGGGGAATCACCAAAATATTTATCCCATTTTTTCTTTAGCCATTTTTCGACTTTTTTTCTTTCGATTATACCCCATACCATAAGGGCACCGAGTATAACCAATAGTACAATTGCAACTGCAGAAGCCATTTTTATATATATAAAGTTTATATTTTATTATGAGATAAGTAAATGACACTCAATTTTTACAAACACGAAACTGAAAAAATTTGTAAACGTCGAGGGTGGGATAAAGCAAATATTGATACGGTCTGGTTACTTCTAACCGAGGAGTTTGGTGAACTCGCATCAGCAATACGTCAGTATAAAAAAACGTTCAAGAAAGTAAACCTAAAAAAGGACAGAGGTACAGACGTTACAATGGAAATGGGAGACGTGTTCAGTTACCTTTTTCAATTAGCACATATGTTAGATGTAGATTTAGATGATATGTGGTCCCAGCATAATAAAAAGATGAAATACAAAAATTATGTTACACAATAGTATAATGAGTCATTTGTTACTCGACGACGTAAATGCCATGAATGGTATAAACCCATTTGTCGCGACAAACAACTTTTTACCACCGGGTACATCCAAACACATGTTAGAATATCAGAAGTATAAATCACCAGACAGTGAAGAAACCGAACAAGCTCAGTATAAAAGCCCAGCGTGTGGCGTTTTATCGAAAGGTGTAGGAAGACCGGGTTATAGGAAAGAGAAGTGCGATTTGTCTAGACCAATCATTCCAGGAAGAAATATAGATAGAGGATTCACACGAACGGAGTTAAACGAAATTAAACACGAAAACGCGTACGTTCTTGAAGAAAAATCGGGTAAAACGTGTAGTTTAGACTATTACAAAATACTCCTCGCGGTTATACTATTAACTCTGACTCTATTAATTTCAAGACGTTAAAAAGTGTTTCAAGTTTGTTATCGTTTGTACACGTTTCTATAACTTTCGGTAACGTTTTTAAACAGAAATCACGAACCATACGTTTTTGCCAAGAACACGATTTATTTATGTACGGTGGTCTGAAAGTAGGGTCTACAATTTTTACCGAGTTCATGAGTCTTATGAGAGAATGAACGTTTTTGTTCTCGAGTAGAACGTTATCTAATTGGATCAAAACCATACGAC